CTAAGATTCGTCAAGGTGTGATAATGATGTGTACGCCAGATTTATATTACCAAGAATTTAGGATCACGGACCATGAACTAAGGCAATATAAACATAAGTTTTTGAAAAGATTAGACATGTATCATGAGTTAATCTTTGATGAGAAAGAGCAAGCAAACATTCAAATGAAAGAGGAGGACTTTAAAAATGAATGACTATTTATTAAAAACTCTTAAAGCTAGATACGAAGCTGAAATACAAGATGCTAAGTACAAAATTAAGGCTATTGAAGAGCATAACATGGTGATACCTGAACACACAGATATTACAGGAGAGGTTGATAAGTTGTTGTGTAAGATTTCATCTGCTGAAGATAAGTTGGCAGTAATCAGGCGACATTATGGCGAAAATAAGGCAGAAAAAACGTTACTATAAGATTCTGTGACAGATTATAAAAAAATATTTTTTATCTCCGAAAAAAAGTGTCCAAGTGTACTTTTGACGGTTTTACCGCATAAAATAAGGTCAAAAGTGGTACACTTTTTAGTACACTTTTTATTTTTGGTACACTTTTTAATGTACCATCAAATTTCGGTTCACGCGCGCGAATGCATATTTTAATTAAATAAATCTGTGATATAAACTTATATATGCCTAGGAAAAGAAGAAAAGCTATCGCCTCAATTGTAACTCCCGACATACCTTATCCTAAAGTCCGAGTGGAGTGGATCGACTGTGTGAGTGATTCGGGCTGGGCTACTGAGAAAGAGTTTGATAAGATGAAATTAGCGAGACCTGTTAATGAGGGTTGGTTATATTCTAAAGATAAGAAAGCAATTAAATTATTTGCATCATACGACAGAGAAGACGATGGTAGCTTTAGTTTTGGGGATCGGACGATGATTCCTCGGGATTGGGTAAAGAAGATTCAGAAGATTTAGATGGAGTTACATCTATTATCTTTCCGTAGTCGTTTAAAATTTGTTTCATCTTTGCTTCTAGCTCTTGTTCTGATAGGTCCTCTAGTTTTCCTGTTTTTATTATTTTTCTATCTATGTATAGTCCTGCTGCTTTTCCTCTGTTTGCTTCCGCGTTCACAGCTGAAGAGAATGATCCTTTTTTTAAAGCGGCTTCACGAAGTCTAGCAAGTTCTGCAACGTGTCCCTCGTAAGTGACTTCATGTTTTTTAAGTCTCTCTTCTTTTAATTGACCAATGTGCTTCACCACTAGAGGAGACAATCTAGGATTACATAATTCTGATCCCTCTTGTCTTGCACGTTTAGGTGAATAGCCAGCGGCTAGTGCAGCTTCGGTTTGAGTCATTGGTCCGTCTGGTCCACCGAATACTAAAAACTCTGCAAATCTCATTTGCATTTCTGTTAATCTTTTTGGCACTCCCATATTGACAATTTAAGGTAACTATCCTATATTGTCAACCATGAAAGATAAGTATGAGAGTTAAAGACTTACAACAATTTTTATCTAGTTTTACAAAAGGTTCTGATGCAGTTAAGAATGCAGTAATCTTTGTAGAGAAAGATGGTAAGCTACATGAGATTAGAAGAATGGAAGTGCATGAGAATGCACACCCTATCATAGGTTTACCTGGTCATCACAGTCATAGATTAGTGATGAAAACTGAAAAACCCTCGAAGCTTATATTGCCAGATAAACTTCAAAAAGATTATTAATGAATGACAGTGTTACCCCTAAAAAACTATGGGACCAGAGCGTAAATTATACCAAAAAGTTAAGAAAAATATTAGCAATATATCTTGGATTCGACTTGAAAACTCAAGCCTTCATGGCACTCCTGATCTATTGGGCTATAATACTTCTGGCACCTTTTTCACATTAGAACTTAAAGTTACGAAGAGTAACAAGGTACGACTTTCTCCACATCAAATTAGCTTTCATTACAAGCATCCTAACAATTCGTTTATCTTGGTAGAGCACCTCGGTTCAGGAGCCGTGAAACTTTTTCCAGGGTCCAAGGTTCAGGAGCTTGTAGCTTGCGGCTTGGAGCTTGAAGCTTGCAGCTTGGGGCTTGAAGCTTGTGGCTTGTTGCTTGAATCTTTAGGAAATAAAAAACCATAACCCTGCACCATCCGGCTAGAGCCGTCACCCGGATATTTATGCTGCTCTAGATGCAGGGTCTCGGTGGCGCTATTGCGCGGCCCCATAAGTGGGGCATCACCTATATCTGACGCAGCCTTAGGTTGGACCGAGCGTGCACTAGAATGCCCACCATGTATAGCTGTAACGTCATCGTTCATACTGTATCCTATAGAATCCTTCATGTCAAATAATATCTTTTAGAATGATTTTTAGAATCATTCTAAACTGCGCTTGTTGCTTGGTGCTTGAAGCTTGGTGCTTGGAGCTTGTTGCTTGTCGCTTGAAGCCTGGTCCTTGGCGAACCTAACTTTGGCTTCGTGCTCTTTGCGAGCACGGGCCATCTCTTTCCAGTATTTGGGACTACGATACATTTTTATGAGTTCTATTATAGAACTTTTTGTCCGCCGTTACAACAACGTCACGCTGGACTAGTCCATCCAGGGCGAGCGCGAACTCTCTGTTCCCAGATGCATCCTTTCTCGTGTGTATTGATACACGGGCCAGGTCCCAGCTGTACGTCTTGCTGCTCCCTACTTTGATGTCCAGAGTTACGGAGTCACGTGATCCGAAGCTCTTCGACTGTTTGTAATTGTCTCCGGATACGTTGATCCAGATTGGGTATGATTGTGCCATTTATCTTTCTCCTTTATTTTCATGATATTTGTCTGCTATTCTATTTAATTTATCACACATCTCTTGTGCTTCTTTATAATTGTCAAAATTAAAAAATGATAAGTACGGCGTAAAGATATGATGTTTATCTTCGACTCTTCCAGTATAAATGTTAAAATTGCGCTCGTTGCTTTTTTCAACTTTAAAAGTATCGAACTCAAAAAAACTTGAGTCTAATATTACTTCTTTTGTTTGCATTTTATTCTCCTTTATTTTCCTGGATACTACCATCCAGCTTGCTGCTTGTCAAGCGTTTAAGTAATCTGGTTGCTTGGCGCTTGCAGCTTGCCGCTTGCTGCTTGTAGCTTGGGCCCTGGTCTTCTAGCCAGCGCCAGTGTTGAATTAAAATTTTGTTTGTTGTTTGTCCGGGTTGTCTGCTCATAATTTTTT